AATCTGTTGAAGAGTATTACAGACAATATGGTTCAAGAACCCCCCACCAAAATGATGAGTGGTGGTTTGTGGATTTGGAAGGAACCAGAACTTGGTCACAAATATATTATGGGTGTTGACGTTTCTCGTGGAGATTCAGAAGACTTTTCCACCTTCCAAATTTACGATTTTGACGATAGAGAACAAGTTGCCGAATATATAGGTAAAGTCCCACCTGATGTTTTAGCTGAAATTGCCTACAAATGGGGGAATATGTATAAAGCCTTTATTGTTGTGGATATCACAGGTGGGATGGGGGTATCGACTTCGAGAAAATTACAAGAACTTGGTTATAAAGATTTGTATGTCGATGGAGTAGAGTTTGGTAATAAATGGAAGTATGACCCAAAAATGGATTTGAAGATTCCGGGTATTAACTTTAACTCGAAACGTGTTCAAATAATTGCATCTTTTGAAGAAGGGTTAAGACATGGATTAAAAATTAGGTCTTCACGATTATTGAACGAGATGAATACGTTTGTTTACATCAATGGTAGACCAGACCACATGAAGGGGCAACATGATGATTTGATTATGTCCTTGGCAATGGCTGTGTATGTTTCTGACTCATCGTTTTCCCAATTGACAAAGGTATCTGAGCAGGCCAAAACTATGTTGGAATCATGGACGGTTCAATCATATGAAAAACCACAAGAAACGTACTTCAATCCATCTATTTCGAATAATAACTTCAAAAGGAATGTCGCATATCAAAATGAACCTAGCAAAAGCGATTATGAAAAGTATTTATGGTTATTCGGCGGTGGCAAGCGTTGATAAAATATTGGCTTGATGTAATTTTTGTATGATGGCAGAAAATGAAAAAAATTTAACAGTTTGGCAGAGGTTATCCCAAACTTTCGGACCCAATTCTTTATTGGGTCAAGATATTCCTACGTATCAATACGACAAAAAAGTTTTATTGAGAACTACGGACAAAGACGAATACGAAAAACAAAAATTACAAGCTCGTCAGACTTACTATTTGTCTCAACAATGGGCAAAAATTGAGAATAATTTATACTCTCAAGCAATTTATTATGAACCAACAAGATTGGCTTCATATTACGACTACGAATCAATGGAATACACTCCCGAGATTTCTGCCGCTTTGGATACCTATGCTGAAGAATCTACCACTGTGGATGAGAATGGATACATGTTACAAATCTATTCTGACTCACCACGTATTAAATCTATTTTGGGTGATTTATTTAACAATGCTTTGGATATCAACACCAACCTTCCCATGTGGACAAGAAACACTTCGAAATATGGTGATAACTTTGTTTTCTTAAAATTGGACCCAGTCAAGGGTGTTGTTGGTTGTTTACAACTACCAAACATCGAAATTGAAAGAATTGAAGTAGGTATGAGAGGACGAGCAACTTCAGGGTTGGGTGGTGCACCTACAACAACAGACGCTAGAAGTTTAACTTTTACGTGGAAAAACAAAAACTTAGAATTTAATAGTTGGGAGATTGCTCACTTTAGATTGTTGGGTGACGATAGAAAATTACCTTATGGTACTTCCATGTTGGAAAAAGCTAGAAGAATTTGGAAACAACTGGTTCTTTCGGAAGACGCTATGTTGGTTTATCGTGTATCAAGAGCACCCGAGAGAAGAGTTTTCAAAGTTTACGTGGGTAATATGGAAGACCAAGACGTTCAACCATACCTACAAAGGTTTGCACAACAATTCAAAAAAGACTCTGTCGTAGACCCTCAAACAGGAAACGTAGATATGAGATTCAACCAAATGGCGGTTGACCAGGATTTCTTTATTCCAGTTAGAGACCCAGCAGCTCCAAATCCGATTGAAACCTTGGATGGTGCGAAAAACTTATCAGAAATCGCCGACATTGAATACATTCAAAAGAAATTATTGACAGCACTGAGGATTCCAAAGGCGTTTTTGGGATTTGAAGAAGTTGTGGGAGATGGTAGAAACTTATCTTTACAAGACATCCGTTTTGCCCGTACAATCAATAGGATTCAAAAATCTATGATTGCCGAGTTAAATAAGATTGCAATTGTTCATTTGTTTTTATTGGGATTTGAAGACGAACTTGGTTCGTTCCAACTTAGTTTGACAAATCCATCGAAACAAGCTGATTTACTTACCATAGATGTTTGGAAAGAAAAAATGTTATTGTACAAAGACGCCGTGACTGCAGTGGATGGTATTGCACCTGTTTCACAGACATGGGCTAAAAAACATATAATTGGGTTCTCAGACGAAGAAATCAAATTGGATTTACAACAACAAAGAATCGAAAAGGCTGTTGCAACTGAAATTCAAAACACTCCTAATGTTATCACCAAGACTGGTCTATTTGACAATATCGATAAACTTTATGGAGGTTCTACAACTGGAGCAACAGCAAGTAGTGATACCGGTATTGATGCTGGACTAGGAGAATTACCTACAGAAACCCCAGTCGAAGCACCCACGGAAGGAGCCCCCGCAGAGATAACACCTGAATCTACAAATAAAAAAGACAAGCTAATTTACGATTCAGAAAATTTGGGAACAATTATGGAAATTGATTTAGATAAAGGAAGACGTTCTTTGGGTGAAATAGAAGACCGTCTGTCTAAACTAATTAACTAATATATTTATAGTAAAATATATCAAATGAACTTCGGAGAAATTTTATCTAAAATTGAGTCAAAAATGGTATCGTCATACGTGAACGGTACTTTGAAAGAAGATACACTAAACTTCAAAAAATTTGTTTTGGAGAATAAATCAATTAGTTCTTTGACTCACCTATATACTGAACTTGACAAGAGCCAAGGTTTAGATAAAGAAACTGCTGAATTATTTATTTCTGAGTCTGTTAGACAAATTGAAAAGTTTCTACCGAAATTAGATTTGACAAAAGTTGTAAAATGGACTCAGGATGTTGTTTGTGAAAACCAATACAAATCAATTGACAATTTGGTATACACCCTTCCAACAACAATTTTAGAATCTGTGGAAAGTAGAAAAAAAATTGTTTCAAGTTTGACTCAAAAACCACAAGTTAAAGAATCAATTAATTTACCTATTGAAACAATTTTCAATATTGCAGGAAAACAATTAGAAAATTATATTGAAAATTTAGATGAATCTTTGAAAAAAGATTTGTCAAAAGTTTTAATGACTGAAGATACACAACTAACGGTAGAATTCGAAGACTTAAAAACTAAAACGGTAGATGCTTTGAGAAAGATTTCATCTGATGATGAACTCACTCAAAATAAATTAAACGAAACTATCGAACAAGTTTCACAAGACAACTATTCAAAGATTAATTACGTGAGACTGTATAATTTATTTAACAATCTTAATTAATCTTTTTCACTATCCTTTTTATTCTGAACGTACTTGGCTTTCAAAAGTTGGGAGCGATGTGAGACGCTCTTTTTTTGGAATTGTTGTCTTTTACGTAACTTGTCCAATTGCTTGGTTTTAATAACTTTTCCCTTAAGAATTTTGAGGGCTTTTTCGATGTTTGACTTTTCGACTATTACGTGAAGCATAGATTTGTTTATTGGTATAAATAACTTGTAAAAAAGAAAAAATTTGACGGAGTAACTTTTATACCTATTATTTTACTACAAATAAATTAGTAGTACTCAAATAACACATGAAAAAAGGAAAAACCTCTCGTATTGCAGGGTTTCCCGAAGCTAAAATTACTTACGGAACAGTAGACTCAAAAAATCTAAAATCAGTTTATCTAAATTTACAAAGTTGGGTCAATCCTAAAGATGAATACGAAAATTGGGACAGAATAGTTTCATATTTTTCTAAGACAATAAAAAATTCTGTCTACGAAGTTTTGGATAAGCAAATCTTTAAGGAAAACTATATAGTAGATTTAGATTTGAGAAGTAGTGGTATTGTTACAGGAAAAAAGAGTTTTATGAATTTGGAAATTACTTTTTTTACAAACCAAGAATTCGATTTCAAAGATGTAATCCTCAAAGAATCCCTAAGAAGGGTTACTCGAAATATATACATTGAGAATTTCAAGAAAAACAAATATTTTGATTTTACAATCTCAAAAAAAGTAAAAGAAGCTTAAAGGTATATTTATTACTAAAATATCTTTATGAAAATTTTGGGACCTAACGATACTGGCAAAGGAATTCTAATTGAATATGATGCAGGTTTAGTATCACCTAACCATGAGTTTAACAAAAAAATGATTCAAGAATCTAACAAAACTATGTTGGATTATTCTAAACCTTTTGAGTTTTATGCCGTATTACAAAAGTATAATACACCAAACAGAAACGGTCGTGTTTACCCCGAGAGAATCCTTAAAAGAGAAGCCGAAAACTATAAAAAGGCAATCGCGAAAGGTGTAGCACTTTCTGAACTCAATCACCCTGAATCTTCACTGATTGATTTGGATAGAGTTTCACACAGTATCGAAGATGTTTGGTGGGACGGTCATATTTTGATGGGTAAATTAAAATTGTTAACCTCACCTGGGTTTCATGAAAGAGGTATTGTATCTACCAAAGGTGACCAAGCGGCAAACCTTTTGAGACAGGGTGTAACTTTGGGTATATCATCAAGAGGTGTTGGGTCCCTTAAAAAAGTTGGGGAACAAAATGAAGTTCAAGATGATTTTGAATTGATTTGTTTCGATTTGGTTTCTTCACCATCCACACCCGGTGCATATCTTTTTACAAATCCTGAGGATAGAAATAACTTCGAAGAAAATTTGGAAGAGGAAAAAAGGGAACGTTCTACCGAAATTCATTCAACTGGTTTGAATCGCTCAGTTGACTTATTGAAAAAATTAAATCATTATTTGAATAAATAAAAAAATTCTTATGGACGAAAAATATTTTGTAGCAAAAATCACTTATGACTTACCTGATGATAATACAGGTAAAATCAAGAAAATCAGAGAGGAAAAACTCGTAAGAGGATATAACGTAACTGATGTAGAAGCTAAAGTCACAAAAAGATATTCGGGTTTTCAACATGATTGGAGAATAACCGCAGTATCTGAAAGTAAAATAGATGAAGTGATTGAAGAATAAGAAAAACCCCTCCGAAAGAGGGGTTTTTTAATTTTATAAGGTTTATAATAATAGAAAAAAGAATTTTTTAAGTTTCGGCTATATTTATAGTGTAAATTATTCACAATATAATATGGCAGAAAATAAGTCATTAGTTGAGGAAGCACTACTCCAAATGAAAAATTTGGAACAAGTAGTAGCGGAAAATGCAAAAGGAATACTTGCTTCTACAATGAAGGAAGAAATCTCTGAACTAGTAAAAGAGTCTTTGAAAGAGGCTGAAGAGGAATCTAACGAAATGGAAATGGACGAACAACCTGAAATGGATGTTATGACTATTGACATGGATTCCGAAGAATCTGACGATGAATCCGAAGAAATGATTGATATGGATTCTGAAGACGACATGGGTGACATGGAGTCTGAAGATGAAATGGATTTCGAACTTTCTATGGATGACGAAGAAGAAGATGAACAACCAATCGACCTTAGAAATGCTTCTACAGAAGAAATTCTTAAAGTATTCAAGAAAATGGGTGATGAAGATGGAATTATTGTAACTCAGGATGATGAAGATATTCATCTTACTGATAACGATGAGGATGTTGAGTATATCATTCAAACTGAAGGTGACGATGAGTCTGATGAAGAAGTTATCGATGAAGAGATGCACGGAGAAGAGATGGAAGAAAACATTTCTGATGAAGAGCTAGATTCGATGATGGACAGTATTTTCCAAGAATCTGAAATGGAAGAAGAAGACTCAATGGAAGAAGATGAAGTTGTTTATGAAATCGAAATGGATATGGAAGATGATGAAATGGAAGATTTGGAAATGGACGAAGAGTACATGGAAGAAGAAGACATGATGGAGGCTATTGGTTTCAAACCAGTTATGGGTCACACAAAAAAATCAACATTAACAAATAAAGCTAAGAAAATGGAAACAAAAGAAGGTGACATGATGACCAAACCTGTCGTAGGTAAAGGTGTTAAAACAGGTAAACCTGATTTTGAATTCAAAGAAGGTAAGAAGATGGAAACTAAGGAAGAAGTCATCGAACCTAAAGGTTCGGCTAAAGGTGTTAATATGAATTTGAAACCTAAGAAGTTTGAATATACAGAAGCAAAAAAGAAGCAGGGTTATGATGCTCGTGAAGACGAGAGAGAAGGAATGAAGCACGGCAAGATTGCTGGTAAGGATTTGAAAACTACCAAAGCAAGAAGAGACGATGCTCATTTTGAAACTCGTAAAAAAGGAGAACATTCAGAAGCTGCAAGAACATTAGGTAATGGAACAAGAAATTACCCTATGAGAAAAGGTCTTCCAAAAATGAAAGTTATACCAAACGAATATCTTCAAGAAGAAGTCGAAAGATTAAGAAATAAAAACGATGAGTACCGTAAGGCTCTTAACGTGTTCAGAGAAAAACTGAATGAAGTTGCGGTATTTAATTCAAATTTGGCATACGCTACTAGATTGTTCACAGAGCATACAACCACAAAACAAGAAAAAATCAATATCCTAAGAAGATTTGATGATGTGGAAAGTCTTAAAGAATCTAAAAATCTGTATGGTACTATTAAAAATGAGTTGAATACTCAGGTTCAAAGTGTTGTAACTGAATCTATCAAAGAGATTGACAAATCTCCAGCATCAGGTTCAGCACAAAACTTAATTGAATCTAAAACGTATGAAAATCCACAGTTCTTAAGAATGAAGGATATCATGTCAAAAATTAACAGATAAAAATAAATAAATTAAAAAAACCAATATTAAAATGGGTGCATTATTAGAAAGTGGTCTAGTTGGTAACATCGGTCTTAAGCACTTGAAAGTTATCAAAGAAGACACAGTAAATAAGTGGGACAAATTAGGATTCCTTGAGGGTCTAGGTGGTCACTTGAAAGAGAACGTAGCTCAGTTGTACGAAAACCAAGCTTCATATTTGATTAACGAAGCTTCTTCAACTTCTGACTCAGGTTCTTTCGAGACCGTAGTTTTCCCAATCGTAAGAAGAGTATTCTCTAAACTTCTTGCAAACGATATCGTATCTGTACAAGCAATGAACTTACCAATCGGTAAATTGTTCTACTTCGTACCTAAAATCCAAGGTTACTCTGGTGGTACTACTCCTAACGACCTAGGTTACTTCGGTCAATCTGGTGACCACTACGCTCCTGTAGGTTCTCCAGGTAACTACCCAGGTAATCCTGACGCTGGTTACACTAACGGTACAGGTTCTTACAATCCTACATACACAAAGGATTTGTATGACTTGTTCTACGAAGGTAACGAAGCTGGTTTGAATCCTCCAGGTTTGTTCGACTACTCTAAAGGTAAGTGGTCAGCTACTACAGCTACTACTACAACTGTAGCTTGGAACAACAATGGTCTTATGGTTCCTTCAGCATACACTACAAACGATTACAGAAAGGTTATTATCGTATTGAGTGGTTTCTCTAATGCAGGTGCTGGTCAACTTATCGGACCTAATGGTAACACTATGGATACAGAAGAATTCCTTTCAGGATTGAACATTTTC